ATAATTATTGTAACCTGCCTGAAGAATTGCTTCGGTTTCTTCTATGATTTGATAAAAGAAACTTGGCTTCTCGTAATAAATTCCTTTTTCTTTATCTATAGGAACATGATCTATTTTAGTCTTTGAGTTTTCTTTTATTAAATGATAGATTGTCATATCTTCATCAGTAACTACACCTTCAATATATCTTCTAGTAAGCCTGTTTATAATATGATCACTGTGGGTTTCAACTATTGTTATCTGTGATCGGTTCATTAATTCAATTATTTTGTCGGCTATCTCTAATTGTAGAATAGGATGTAATGCACATTCTGGCTGCTCTAATATAACTACACTATTGATCATAATATTATGTTCTATATCTGCCAAAGCAATAGAGCATTCTTTCCATTTAAAATATTGTGCTGAAGAGTATTGTGGTCGACATTGTTGTAGAATTGTTGTTTTACCAGTATTGTTACAACCAGTTAATACTGTCAATGGTGTTAAATTTAATGTTTGTGTTTCAAAATATGTAGGTAACTGTGTTTTAAATGTTGACATAGTATTATGTTCCTTTCTGTTGATTAATCTTTCTTATTTTTATTCTCTGTTTGTGTTGACAGATATTTAGTAATTGATATGGTCTATCCTAAAATTATTTTCTTGCTACGCTGCGAAAAT